ACCTGCAACAGGACCTGTAGCGGTGCTACCTCCTGAATAACCTGTACCACCAAGTGAGTTGGTAGGTGCAGCTTCAGTTACGAGTCCACGCTCTTCTTTCAAAAACTTTTCTTGGTTTTCCAAGAGGACGCTGGTAACCGCTTTTCTATAGGTATCCTTAATAGGATCGAGCTCAGAGTGCTCAAGAATAGGGTTCCACTTCTCTTGGAGTGATTCTGCGTTAAACATTTTAGTTAACTAACTCCGAATTTTTTTGAATGTGGATAAGTTTATTTTGCCCAACGAGCAATTGCTTGTGAATATGCATCCATAGCACTGCCAGCTTCAGGGGCGTTCTCTACTTGGACATCCTCAGAGACCGTAGTCTTCTCAGGCTTCGTAGAGAAGTAGGATTCACGTAGTGTAGAAACCTTCTCTTTGAAAGCTTCTTCATTATCAAACTCAACAGCTTCTGCGAGGGAGACTAGTTTCTCCTTCTGAGAGAGACTTAAGCCCTCTGCAATCTCTGTCACAATCCCATTCTTAATATAGCCGCCAACTTGCCTAGACAAGCCAACGTTTTCTTCAATTGATTCGTTGAGTTTTGACTCCATGTTATTAAGTTGCTCCTGTAGACCATCTACAAGGTCAACTTTTTCGTCGGGAAGATCAATGTAATTCTCGACAAAAACTTTTTTGATACCAGATAGGACTGACTCTCCCATCTCTGCCTTAATACCTGACTCTACTGCAAGTTGGTTCTTCTTCATCCAACCTTCAACAGCGTATGTCAAATACTCGTCTACCTTTTCTGCAAGGTCAGACTTGACGGTCTCAATTTCTTGCTCTAGTGCTTTTGCATAGTCTTCATGCATTCGCTCTAGCTCTTCGTTTAGACGTGAGACAACTGCAGCTTCAAAGATAGTCTTTGCTTTGTCTTTGAATCCGTCACTTAACTCCTCACCCTCGGTAAGTGCAGCAACGTCAGCAGATAAATCTACCTCTATAACTTTTTCTTCAGCAGGCTCTTCTGCAATCACGTCACCTTCTGGCTCGTGTCCTGCTTTTACATCACCCTTGTCACTAAATTCTGCCTTCTGTGCGGAAGCATCAGATGGTTTAGTTGTAGGTGATTGAGCGTTACCACCAGCGATAGTCTTATACTTGTTACTATCATCTGTTGGTTTGGAATTAAAAGGTGTAGGTCCACCTAAATCTTGTACGCCACCGAGACTACTACCATCAGCTCCAAGTTTTCCTTGTGGATCTGCTGGCTTCGCTCCTGCGGTTACACTTGATTCATCCAGAGTTTTTGTAATCTCTTCTGACATTGTAGTCTCCGTATCGATAAATGCGATTGCTATTAGTTATTTAGACAACCAGGTAATTACAATTGCTGTAAATACTGATTAAATGCGGAAAGTTTTACCTCTTCCATTTGATTTAGTGCAGCATTATCAATTCTTTTCTTGATTTGCTCCACTGTTTGCTCTTGAATTGCTCCACTATTGTAGATCCATTCCTTTCCTTCCATGATTCCATTGACGAAAGCATCTGGTGCGGAAGGATCAGCAACAATATCTGCTGCTGTTGCGAGCATGAAGTCATCCATGACGACTTTTACACCATCTCTTTCTCTTATAGTACCAAGTCCACGGGATGAAACACCCAACTTGACACCCTCATCAATGAGGTTCTTGGCAATGTTACCCATTGGTGTATCCAATAGTCTTGCCTTGCCAACATAGTTATTACCCTCTTGCTTAAGGGAAGTAATGAGATGTGACACTCTATCTAGATTGATAGTAGGACCATCTGGATGACCCAACTCTCCTAGTGCACGTCCCTTCTCAATATACTTTTGATTGTAACTTGCGGCTTCTCTTTGTAAGGTCGAGATAGGATACATCCGACCATTGCGGTTTTTGATCTCCCCCTGCAAAAACACACCTTCGATAAAATGGTTTTTCTTACCATTCTTACCTTCGGTGATTGTTACTTTAGCGGTTTCAATCTCCTCCCTGATCAGTTTCATCTTTAGTTACCTCGGTTTCGTTTTCAGTTTCAGCTGAAGCTTCAGGTGCTGCATCCTCAGGTTGCTCGGTGTTTTCAGGACCGTCTTCCTGTGGTTTGAACATATGTTTTCCAACCTCTTGCTTATGTGCATCAATGGCATCAACTGCTTTCGCATTCATACCTTGGACAACATAATCTGAGAGATCTTTCTTACCCGCAAACAGTGCGTTTACGATATCTCTTGCTACTTCAGTAGGCATAATAATTCATTAATATAAAACTATTTAGATATCTCCTTTTTTATAGTCCGCAGGACTAATACCTGCTTCCGCAGGATCTGGCTCAGGAGGCATCAAAGACATTTCCATTTGAGCAACTTCTAACTTCTGCATCTCTACAGGATCTACAAGTTTACCCTCTTGGATCTCAGTGTCCATCTGCTCTTGTATCTCATTGAACTCTTCATCTGTCTGACGTAATATCTGACGACGCATGTATTCAAGTGAGAAATATTTACCAGCAAAAGGATCCATTTGAGCGACTAGAGCCATACGCTCATTCATAATCTCTTGCTCTTTCAACTCACTGAAGTAGTTGTCAGCAACGAAATCATACTGGATATGCTCCTTATATTCTTCCCATTCTTCTAAAGTTACTACACCCTTGAGTACCAATTGTGTCTTTAAAAGATCGTTGAATAAGTCAGAGAATTTCTTGCGGAGTCTTGCGATGAACTTCTGGAATTTTACTTCATCACGTGTGATCTCAGCGGACCTACCTACGTTAAATGAACTATCAGATTCCAGACGTGACTCTGGTACGTTTAGTGCTCGGTAGAGTTTCTTTTGGAAGTACTTGATGTCCTCAAGTTCTCCAAGATTTTGTCCACCTGGGAGCGTAGAGATCTCAGTACCTCGTCCTCCCTCTCTTCTGGGTAACCAGAAGTCTTCGAGCATGGACATGAACTTCTTGTCATCTCTTATTTCTCCTGTGTCTGCATTATATACCAACTTGTTTCTATAGCGAGACATTACCTCTTTAAGGTACTGCTCTGCTTTCTGCTTAGGTAAATTACCTACATCTATATAGAAGATTCTACGCTCTGGTGCACGAGACATGCGGTAAATAACCAGTGAATCTTCAATCATTCTCAACTGGTTAGTTGCCTTAATAGCTTTATGTAGATGTGATAGCACATAGTTACGCTGCATATCTAATTGCCCAGAGTGGACAAAACATACTGCATCAGGTGCTATTTTTAATCCTCTATTCTCATACCCACGTAGTCCTTTAGGTGAATAAATGAAATACTCTACACTCTTAGGTACTAGTGTGTTAACTTCTGGATCAGCAGGTGATATTCTATCCTTAGGTTTATCATATTCGATAACCTTTTTAATCTTTCTAGGATCAATATACCTTAACTCCGTCAATCCTTCTTGGGGATTGTCAGGATTAATCATCTTATGATAAAAAAGTCTTCCGTCGATGTACCACCTACGGAAGATATCATATGCTTTCTGATCAAAATTTAATAAACTTAAAACGTTATTAAATTCTTCTCTAATTCTTTTCTTTACAGGCTCAGAAACCCTTAGGTTTGAGAGCTCTACATCTACTGGGTGATCATCTAGATCACCAGCGATGGCTTCATTGACGATATCTCCAATTGCTTGGTCTACCTCTGGATGCAGTGACATCTCACGGTATCTACCGATAAGATCCACATCACTTGCTTTGTTGGCAGCGTCACCGAGGTCAACGTATTGACCAAAGTAACCACCTGCCACAATGGGTTGTGCTGCATCATCCGTATCTTTCGTAACAAAAGAAGGGCCTACTGATTTAAGACCCTTCTTCTTACGTTCAATTGAATAACCAAACAGTTGTGACATTTATCTGTCCTTTTGCATTATAAAGTATTTAGGCGACGGAAACTGCGTTACCAGCGTTAGCGTCACTTGCGTATGTCCAGTACTGAACCTGGAACTCAACTGTATACTCTTCTGGAGTATCGTTGCTATCCCATGCTAGATCAATAGC